CGTGGGTGTTGATGAGTTTATTCTTAATGGCATCCATCGTTATCGAATAATCGGAACTGCTGTATGCCACGTAGTCATTGTCATCCGTAACTGTAATATTGCCAACCTTGAACTGTTTTTGCTGTTCCACTGCCTTGTTATGAACAAAGATGAACTGTTCAAACAGGCCTTTTAGTGTCCCCTTATATGAAAACGGTGGCTGCACAGTATCTTTCAGGTATGCAAGTGCCGATTCACATGTCCAGGTATGCGTATTATAAAAATCAGAGCCGTTATCCAGGGCACGACCTTCAAATACTGTTTCCTTACCTTTTTTGCATATAATCACAGACGCCATCGGCTTGATGGCATCAATGTAAGGATGATTGAATGGAGCAGATAAAGTCAGACTATCAATATTCTCTGCATCCTCACTGACCTTTGCCTCCGTGATAACAAGTTTGGAAAGATTCGGATGATAGAATACATTCCCATCCACATATACTCGAAACTGTCTCATAAGCACCCCTCCCTGTAGCGAAAAGTCGTATCTCCAGTGCTTGTCACCTTCACAGAATTATTGCCATAGGAAAGCTGGAGTTCTGGGATTTCCCATTCTCCTGCACTTAATGTTTTATTGAATGAATCCGTTCCTACCTTCCATGACAGCGTAGTATCTGCTGTTGTGATGACTGTCGGAACCACTGGCATATAATCATTTTTCAAAATGACTGTTCCACTCCCAGTCTGAACAATTTCTGTCATATCTACACGGTAACGATAACTGTCACCATCGGTGCATTCCAGCACAAGCTGACCTTTTCCGGCAAGTGGATCATAGGATGGAGTAAGCTGCAGTGTTCCAATTGCATACAGACTTGGCTCTTCACTTTTCCTTACCTTGCACAGTCTTCCGGCATACTGATTTGATGCTGTCAACACCTTGGCATCAAACTGACTTCTTGTTCCAAGCATAGACAAAGTAATGGTAAAGGCTCTCGGCTTGAAAGAAATCATGCCAAGAGCCTCATTAAATCTGATCGGAGCATTTCTTCCCGGAACAACAACTGTCTCTGTCTGAGATTCCGGTACTGGAAATTCAACATTTTCTCTGATCCACCCCATTTTCAGCATGGACATATCGTTAATATAAATATCCGGTATCATAATGAAAGCCTCCTTGTCAGTTTTGTATTTTTACCAAGTCCATCATCGATTGCAGGAAGTAAATGTCCTACAAGAGTTCCATCGTCAAGGTAGATTTCCTTCGAACTGTTATCTGCAATGATGGCCAAATACTTCTCCATAGAAGTCATATTCAGTCTGCTGTCAATCATTGCTTCAAGCTGCTTGTAAAAGCCTGAAAGCGGCAGGATTGCCTCTGCTCCTGCTTCTCCTCCCATCATAAGAGTAGAACCGTTCATGCCAAATGCTGTCGGCTTGGTCATAATACCACCTTCCTTATACCAATCAATCGACAGATGTGGTACAGATGGAGGTGCAATAGACAGCTTGCCCGTTACCTTGAAGTGAGGAAGTTTAATCTTAGGGAGCGACAGTTTCATGCCAGAGAAAAATCCCTTAATGGCATCAACAACTCCCTTAACCTTATTCTTAGCCGCCTCAATCGGTGTAGTGATTGCAGATTTTATTCCATTCCACACGGATGTAGCAGTGGATTTAATTCCATTGAAAATACTTGTGATGGTACTTTTTACGGAATTAAACACGGTCGATACGGTATTCTTCACAGCATTAATTGGTGTTGTGATTGCTGTTTTAATCGCATTCCATACCGTAGTCGCTGTATTTTTAATTGCATTAAATACTGTAGTGACAACTGTTTTAATGGTATTGACCACTGTTGTTACCACGGTTTTTATCGCATTCCAAACAGTAGTGAATACAGTCTTGATGGCATTCATTACTGTACTGATAACTATAGAAACTGCATTAATGACTGTTATGACTTTGGATTTAATTGCATCCCATACCGCAATAATGATTTCCTTGCAGTTCTCCCAAATGAATCGGAACGGCAGTGTGATGATATCAAAAGCTGCTTCAAAGAGTGCTGCTATGAACATAATTGCTGTCTGAACTGTATTCTTGATACCCTCCCACAGATTCGTAAAGAAGGTTGTGATGCCTGTCCACAGATTTACGAAGAAATCTTTAATTCCAGTCCACACTTCATTCCATGATGTACCAAACCATCCAAGCACTACATTTGCCACATTTTGAATCACGTTCATATAGTTGGTAAAAGTATTCTTGATAAAATCCCATACCGAACCAAAGATTCCTTTGACACCTTCCCATACCCGTGACCAATTGCCTGTGAATATTCCGATGAACACATCAAGAATTCCTGTGATAACACCAAGCACCGCTTCAAGGATATTAGCAATCTGTGTGAATACTCCTTCAAAAACCGGAGCAAGGAAGTTACAAAGTCCGTTCCAAATAGCAGATACAACGTCCTTGAAATTCTGGAAGTCAAAGCCTAGAGCATTCAGCCTGTCTGTAATGCCCTGCGCAAAGCCGCTGAATACAGATTTGATTCTCTCCCAGATTGCTATAATGCTGTTTCTGAAATCCTCATTCGTTCTCCACAGATGCACAAAAGCTGCAGCGAGTACTGCTAGAATAGCCACAACTGCAACCACAGGGGCAGAGATACCACCAATCGCAGCACCAACCTTTCCCATCACCCCGGATAAGCCACCGGCATTGGAAACAAGACTGGTAATCTTAAGTCCCAGCTTGCTGAATGTCTGCATGGCCACACCGCCTTTGGATATCACCGTACCAAGGATCACAAGGAACGGTCCTAAGGCTGCAATGAAAAGTCCAATCTTAACAATGACCTGTCTTGTACCCTCATCAAGATTATTCAGCCAATCCACGAAGGACTGAATCTTTGCTACGATGTTTTTAATCATTGGCATAAGTGCATCACCAATGGAAATTGCAAAACCTTCTACTGCAGACTTTAAGATCGTAAGCTGACCAGACAAGTTATCAAGCTGAGTGTCTGCCATCTGCTGTGCTGCTCCGCCACTGTTTTCAATGGCAATCTGAAGATCCGTCCAGGTATCTCCAGTATTGGCGAGCAGTGCATTAACCGATGCAAGATCTGTTTTGTTAAAAATAGTTGCTATGATGTTCGCCTTTTCTGCAGAAGTCATGCCGTCCATTGATTTATTCAGGTCACCCAAAATATCATTTAATGAACGCATATTGCCTTCGGAGTCATAGGTTTGAACACCCAATTTTTCCATTGTTTTGGCTGCACCATCTGTTGGATTCTGCAATGACAAGATGACGTTACGAAGGTGCGTACCGCCCTCTGCTCCCTTGATACCATTATTCGCCAAGATACCAAGTGCTGTATTTAATTCTGCAGTTCCACCTTTGACTGTCTTTGCTGTTGCACCAATGGTCAAGATACCTTCTCCAAGCTGTCCTACAGATGTATTTGTGCTTGATGCAGTCTTCGCCATTTGGTCAACCATTTTATTTGCATCAGAGGTTTTCATTCCAAGGGCAGACATCGCATCAGTGACCATATCCGATGCTGATGCAAGATCAAGTCCTCCAGCTGCCGCAAGATTAAGTACAGTCGGAAGTGTATCAGCCATCTCCTGCGTATCGTACCCGGCAAGGGCAAGGTAATTTAATGCCTCAGCACATTCACTTGCTGAAAACGCAGTTTTAGCCCCCATCTCTTTTGCAAGATCAGACAGTGCATCCATTGTATTGACGGACTGTCCGTCAAGCTTTGACATGGAATCTTTTGTAATTCCCATCGTAGCCTGAACCTGGCTCATGGAACTTTCAAAGTCTGCTGCTGTCTTTACAGAAGCAACACCCAGACCTGTTACCGCAGCAGATGCTACAGATACTTTCTTTCCTGCATTCGTAACACCATTACCAAAGGATTCCACCTTTGATCCTGCTTCTCCGATTTTTGTAAGTGTCTGATTGGTCTTGGATGCCTGTGACTCCAGCTTTTTAAGTTCTACTTCCGTCTCGGCAATCTCACGTTGAAGAGCATCATACTGCTCCTTTGAAATCTCACCCTTCTGCAATTGTTCATTTGCCTGTTGTGCTGCTGTCTTAAGGGTTGCCAATTTTTCCTTGGTTTCTCCAATTGCCTGTGTCAGAAGTTTCTGCTTCTGCGCAAGAAGTGTTGTATTAGTCGGATCAAGTTTTAACAGCTTTTCTACATCTTTTAAT